ATCTACTATCAGTCAGGTAACTTTGCTTCAGGTGGTGTAGTTTGGTTTGATAGTGAAGGTCTACAAAGATCTACTAATGCACCAGCATCTCCTGTAATTACATCAAAACAAATATTAACTGCTATATCAAAGGTCGTTCTAACGCTACCAGGTGCGGTTACATTAGCACAAGGAGACATTGTGAAGCAAGACACCACAAGTGCATTTGGTGTGGTTGAGAGTGCTGTGAGTGGTGGTACATCAGTTCCTTTAGTTGGTGTAGAGGGAACATTCAATACTTCAAATAATTTAAGAAGAGAAGGTCAGAGTGGTGCAGTTCAAAACTTGAGCACATCACCTGATGCTGTAACGAATACATATACTAACAAGCCACATTGGACTTCAACCCTAGATGGAGGAACTTTCTAAATGCAACAAAACAGTGAAGTAGATGTTAATGTATTAGTGAACTTATATCATACAAAACTAGCAACAGCATTAAATCAAAATGTTCTTTTGGAGGCAAAACTCCAAACTCTAAAAAATGATTACGAAAAAGAAAAGAATCAACTTTTAGAGGAAATCGCAAATCTCACGGAGAGCAATGGCAGCACCACAAAGTAGAGGACAACTTATAAACTTCGGTTTGCGTAAACTGGGATATCCTGTTCTGGAGATTAACCTTGACACTGACCAAATACATGATGCTCTTGATGATACTCTTCAGTTATATCAAGAACGACATTATAATGGTATTGAGAGAATGTATCTCAAATACAAAATTACTCAGGAAGATTTAGATAGAGGTAGAGCACAAGGAACAGATGGAGTAGGAATAGTTACTACTACTGGCATATCAACCAATACCGCTGGAACTGTAACAAGTAATTTTTATGAAACTTCAAATTACATAGCAGTGCCAGATCATGTAATAGGTGTAAATAAAATATTTAAATTTGATACTAGTTCTATTTCAGGTGGAATGTTTAGTATTAAATATCAGTTATTCTTGAATGACTTATACTATTTTAATTCTGTCGAATTATTACAATTTGCAATGACAAAAACATATCTTGAAGATATTGATTTTTTACTTACAACTGAAAAACAAATTAGATTTAACCAGAGACAAGATAGATTATACTTAGATATTGATTGGAATTCTCAATCATTAGATACATTTATAGTGATAGATTGTTTTCGTGCACTTGATCCTGAAGAATATAAACAAGTTTATAATGACCCATTTGTTAAAAGATATTTTGTAGCATTAATGAAAAAACAATGGGGAATGAACTTAATTAAATTTAGAGGAACTAAATTACCAGGCGGAATCGAATTGAATGGAAGAGAAATTTATGATGATGGAGTCAGAGAATTAGAGGAACTCAGATCAAGAATGATGATGGACTACGAGACTCCTCCTCTTGACTTTATCGGGTGATGAATAATGGCATTAAATCCACACTTTTTACAAGGTTCGAGAGGTGAACAAAGATTAGTTCAAAGTTTAATTAATGAACATCTTAAAATTTATGGTGTTGAAGTAACATTTATTCCGAGAAAATTTGTAAATACATCGACAATTATAGAAGAGGTTACTGCATCTAAGTTTGATGATAATTTTTTGATTGAAGCATATGTAGATACTTATGATGGTTATGCAGGTGCTGGAGATGTATTAACAAAATTTGGAATGAGTTTAAGAGATGAAGTAACTCTTACCATTTCAAAAGAAAGATTTGAAGAATTTATATCACCATTTATGGATGCAGATGATGACATAGAATTATCATCTCGACCTCGTGAGGGTGACTTAGTATTTTTTCCATTAGGACAAAGATTATTTGAAATTAAATTTGTAGAACACGAAGAACCTTTTTATCAACTTGGTAGTAATTATGTTTATAAACTTAAGTGCGAACTGTTTGAATATGAAGATGAGGTTATTGATACTTCTATCGAAGCAATAGACACTCAAGTCGAAGATGTTGGGTATATTGCAAGTCTTCAACTTATTGGTGTTGGTGTGACTGCAACTGCAAATCCAGTTCTAGGAACAGGATATATTCGTGAATTATTCTTGAATAATGATGGTTCAGGATTTACAGGAACACCTACAGTGGCAATTTCTACGTCACCTACTGGTAACTTTGCAGATAATGCTACAGCAGTTGCATTTACAACATCAATAGCAAATGTAACATCTGTAGATAAAATATTATTAACAAACGCTGGTGCTGGATATACAGAAGCACCAACGATTACAATTACAGGTGGAGGTGGTACTGGTGCAGCAGCGACTTGCTCAATCAATACTTCTTCTGCTGGTATAGTAAGATTTATTATGACTGAAGAGGGAGTCGGATATGGAACAGCACCAACTGTAACTGTATCAAATCCAGCGTTGGGTATTGCATCTGAAAGAGCAGTTGGCATTGCATCTATCGGTGCTAATTCTTCTGGATTTAATCAAGTTAACTCTATATTTGTCTCTAATCCTGGTGAAAATTACGATAATACCGCAACAGTAACTATAGCTGACCCAGAAACTATTAGTGGAATTGGAACTTATCTATTCAATGAAGTTGTTCAGGGTATGCGTTCAGGAACACAAGCAAGAGTTAAGAGTTGGGATATAGATACAGGAATACTTCAAGTTGGTAATGTAGGCATCGGAACAACCACTACAGGATTCTTTCCAGGTGAAGATATTAAAGGTCTTACATCAGGTGCTTTATTCAGTGTATCTAATTTCGATGATGATACTGAAGATAAATATAATGAAGGCGATATATTTGAGTCAGAGGCAGACTTGATAATAGACTTTTCTGAATCAAATCCATTTGGTAGTTTCTAATGTTAGGTAATTATTTTTATCATCAAATAATAAGAAAAACAGTAATTGCGTTTGGCACATTGTTTAATGATATTCATGTGCAGCACGATGATGGTGCTGGAAATACTATATCTGATATCAAAGTACCAATCGCATATGGTCCAAGACAAAAGTTTTTAGCAAGAATCACACAGCAAGCAGAATTAAATAAAGCAACTCAAATTACATTACCAAGAATGTCCTTTGAGATTACAAGTATTTCCTACGATTCTTCAAGAAAAGCAGGTATAACTCAAACTTTTAAAGCATTAGATAAAGAAGATGGTGATAAAATGAAAAAGGTATTCATGCCTGTTCCATATAATCTTGGATTTGATTTGAATATTTTAGTAAAGACTCAAGATGATGGATTACAAATATTAGAGCAGATATTACCTTTTTTTCAACCAGGTTTTAATATTTCAATTGATTTAGTTAGTTCAATTGGTGAAAAGAGAGACATACCAATGGTCTTGCAAAATATATCACAACAAGATGACTATGAAGGAGATTTTGTTACAAGAAGAGCATTAATATACACCTTATCATTCACAGCAAAAACATTTTTCTTCAATCACATTGCAAAAACTCCAGAGGGACTTATCAAAAAAGTTCAGTTGGATTACTATTCAGATACAAATACAAGAACAGCAAAACGTGTACAAAGATATACAGTTGTACCAAAACCAAAACAGGATTATAACGATGATGGTGTTATAGATACTGATGATACACCATTTATTGAACCAGGCGATGATTTTGGGTTCACAGAAACAAGCACATTTTTTGGAGATGGAAAAGAGTTCGCACCTAATAGAGGGGTAGATATCTAATGGCAAAAGGTTACGATTCATTGAATGATACTTTTAACACTGATGGTAGTGTTGAAGTTGATGCGATTGTAAAAGCAGATGAAGTAACCAAAGTAGATGAAGTTAAAAAAGATTATGATTATACAAGAGGTAATTTATATTCACTTATAGAAAAAGGACAAGAAGCAATTAATGGTATTATGGAAGTTGCAGGTGAAACTGCAAGTCCAAGAGCATATGAAGTTGCTGGACAACTTATCAAATCAGTTGCAGATACCACAGATAAACTAGCAGATTTACATAAGAAAGTAAAAGATATAGAAGAGGATAATCCTAAAAAACAAAGCACTGTTACAAACAACGCACTCTTTGTTGG